AGGAACCAGTGCCACCCATAGCACCCTGCAGGTAATATGGCATCCACTGATTGTAAATGTCGAGTTTACCGGCAGCGGTTTGCCCCATTGGGGTAAGCAGTGGCTCGGTCTCTGGGCGAAACTTTGGCGGAGATACCTCGCCGGATGTCTGCTGTTGTGATCCCCTTCTTGACTGACTTGCGGAATACGCTGTAGCCGCAGCTCCAATTAGGGCCGCACCTAACATTGCCATGACTAACCTCCATTCAGGTCTTTACTAACTACAAAACCCGTTACTTCGAAACCTCTGTCAGTATAGAATTGTTTAGCTCGTTCCTCGTGTTCACCAACTTCACCGCCGAGAATAATCCGGGTGGCCCCTATTAGTTTAGCCCAAGATTCAAAATATTCATATAGGGCCTTACCACCACCAGTTCCCGGCTTTCTTACTCTCCAGGCTAATTCTGTGACCAGGAGATTGTTTGTCAGGGTATCGAATACCGCTATCCCGGCCATAATCCCACGGATTTTATCCTTCTTGTCCAGAAGCAGGAACATTATTGTATTCTGCATCTGAAAGAACACATACCAGGATTTACAGAATCTTTCTCGGCTAAAAACTCTCTTCAGTTTTTCCTTGCTGAATCCGCTGTTAAACAGCTCCTCTAATTGATCAACGGCTTCTTTGGTGATCATTCCCGGAGTTGCCCGAACTACCCTCCATCCTTCCTTTAACATTGTTCCCTCCCGCCCCGCAATTGGGACATATTGATGGTGTGCCCCCTCCCGGGGCTATTTTCACTACGTGACGGCAAGCTTGACAGGTAGCCACGGATGGCATCTGGCTAAGCCGCCTCTCCAATTCCTTTCCTGAAATCTTATACCCTCCCGCCAACTGCCACCTCCGCCAGATATCCAGCCAACCTCCATCGGTTCCCAACATTTCCATCTGTGGCAAACTTAAGGCTGAATACCCTTCCTGGTTGTGTAAAGTTCACCCAGGGATACCCGGACATATCGAGCTGATAGTCCTGATATTCACCGGGATAGGTAAACTCTCCGCCGATCCTATCGGCATATCCGGCTGTTATCCGAATGGTCTGGTTTTCCAGGCCAATATCGGCCCAAGGTTCAACAGACTTCATTTCCTTGATTAGGTGCTGTATCTGGACATCCGGATAGGTTCCACCAACAGCCCCCATCTTTACCCAGGCATCAATAGCCACTCCGTTCCAGTCGTCGGTTACTCCATAAGCAAAAATCACCCCGTCCTCATTGCCAAAAAGGTTCAGGTCAAATAGGGCGGATAGGTCTTTGTCGGTCCATCCCCAGGATGCCGAAGCCCAGGCGTAATCGAACATGTTCCAGGTCCAGTCTTCCGACATGGCTGAATATCCGCAAGCAGTGGCCGGCAATGTTCGTTTGGTCCAGACATTCTGGTTATTATCTGGATCGGAGATACCATAATGATACATCCAACAACCAAAACCACCGCTGGCAAGGGGGATGATAAACTCGGCAACGGCGTCATCCTCGCGATAGAACCCCAGAACCTCATCCTTCCTGGCCGGATCCATTAGCCGATAAACTTCTTCGCGAATAGTTTCTCCAATGGACAGAATATCAATGCCGTTGAAAACATAGAAATCGTCATTTCCCATAAAGATATGCTCGGTTCCCATGTTTATAACACATCGACGGCTCATTGCCCCAATACCGCTAATTACCTCCCTTCGCTGGAAAACATAGGGATACCCGACATAGGATAACAGGTGAATGGAGCGCTCCTTGTAAATGGCTGCATAATCTCCTAAGGTATATCCCATCACTGCCCAGTCGGGAGTTTCGTCTAAGTCCAGCCATCCGGCCTCACTTCCCGGCGCAACGGTAAAGTCATCGATGGTTCCAATATCCGGCCACCGTATTCGCTGTGGAAATCGCTGAGTCAATTCAAATGGCGGATCGGTCTCGTCGGTGTCCACCATAATGGGACGGCGCTTAAAGGTAAAAACCCCGCCGGCTCTTAGACCCTCTACCAGGGTATCGAAAGAAGCCGTTGCTCCATCCCAGTACTGCGTATCCACATCAAGACAGGTGGCTATGATGCAGTCCTGAAATACGGCAGAAACCCACCGGGTCTGATCGGTACAGTCGTATAGGAGCCTGGCCTCATAAGCCACGTTATTTCCGGTCACCCCCTCGTATACCCTATCCAGTTCCATGGTCTGTCCGCCATAGTTGATATTGCATACGGTGTACCAGTCCCCATCGGCCTGAATTTGGATTCTGTCGCCATCGACCACGTTTTCAACGGCCCACCCGGTTCCATGTCCGGTGACATTCTTGGAGTCATGTACCACGTCTACATCACCGGTGGTATAGGTTGGCGTCAGGAACGAAAAGACCCCAAAAGCACTGCGAAAGTAAAAATCGTAGGGCGTAGCGAATACGCCTAAAATCGAGCCGTTCAAAAGTGGAAGTTCGTCGATTAAGGCCACAGGACCTTGAGCATCGGCGAGTTCCCCGTTCATCTCGAATGGAGACCAGCCTTTTACTACCTCAATGGCGTTGTTGAGGACGGTCACGTCCATACAGTCCACCATGGCGTTCGACGGAACTAGGTATGGCGGAATGTTCCGCATTAACCCAACATTCAGTTGAGTTACTGGAATCCGGATTACCGGGGTAGCTAAAACCTTTTTTCTCTTAGTCGCCAAAACAGCCTCCCGCCCTTCCAGCTTCTTTCTTGGCTATTTCATTCTTGTATAGGCTAAGCAGCCCCTGTTCATAGAGACCCGCCCATTTATCCACCATCTCCTCGTCCTTAAAATGTAACCCGGCTTCCATCATGGCGGCATTGAATGTTAATGGCTCTTGCTCCTGAAAAAGAAAATCGCTGTATGTATCTATTTCCCCAGCCAGCCCCGCCATGTCTTGGTCAAGGTAACGATAAAAAGCCATCCAAAGATAATTTCCTGCGCATTGCGCTCCCACCTTTGGAAAAACTTCGATGGCGTCACTCCACATGCTGTAGACCAGAGGGAAGCCCTCTATCCCAGTAAGATCAATAAGGATCAAGGTATCTTTATAATTCTCAATGGCCCATTGAACCTGATCCAGGACCACCAACCTATTAAACTTAGCCCTGTCAACCTCTTTGGCCAGAACCACCCGGATGTTATCATCGGAATCCAGGACACGAAGATCGATAATTTCTTTGAAGCTACAAGGAACAGCAAATCGATAATCATTTTCTGCTAAAGCATTCTGAAACCTTCCAGAAGCTTCCATGCCGGAGAAATTATGCCGGCTTTGAACATTATGTCTGGCCGAGTTTACAATAACATGGATATCATCGCAAGTAGCCGTAAAGTCCGTACGCCTAACCTTTCTGACCAACTTGTTCCTGAACTGTAAATAGGTCATTCCCATTCTCCCTCTGGTGGTTCCTGAATATCCCAGTTTCCACTTGGTGAACTAACAATGTTAATACCCCCACTTGGCTTATCTGTAATTTGCCAGCTTCCAGCCCCAGGTCCTGTAATGGAAAGTCCCCCACAAACTTCCGGAGTTGGGCTCCACCATCCCGTCCAGCTAATCGGCGAGGTACCACCAATAATGAACCCACCACAAGCAATGTGAACCACTTTTGCTGAATGGGAAGCCGCTCCCCCAATTATCATCCCACCAGCAGCCACATGAACAACTTTAGCCAACCAGGGAGATGTTCCGCCGGCTATGAAGCCTCCCGAGACATCAAAGAGCACCCGACAAAATGAATCACCGATGCCACCAAGTAAGAATCCCCCGCTGGCCTCAAAAACATACTTCTTGAGGAAAAGTAAATCACCGTAGCAGGTATTTCCATAAGTGGCAATTCCGTACATTATAACTCCGCAGAGACTGTGTAATGAAGAGAGTGCTGTCGATCTGCCGCAGCAGCCACACCGTAAATTAGCCCACCCGTTTCGTCAAAAGAAGCATCTACAACAGCATCAACATCAACGCCCCCCGTTAAATCTCGGAATTTAGCTGATGTTCCTGTTCCTGGCGAATATGCTGTGACAGTACCAGGATCATCACGCATTCTGGGACGTAGCTGAACCCAAAAAGTCACGGTTGTTGTAGGAGCCTGAACATAGGCCATTCCATTATTGGTTGCCGTTCCCGGGGCGGTCGTTAGCTCATAACTTTTCTGAAAATATCTTTCACAAAGAAGGAGTTCTTCTCCGAAAGACCGAAACTCAAACGGTGTCGCCACTTCCCCGGCCTCAAGCTGAACGCCAGTAAGCCAGAAATTGTTGTCGGTAGAATCAAGACCGTTGACTTGGTTGGAAGTAGAGTATTTTCCTGATTCTGTCCAGGTTTCGGCTGTTCCGTGATAAGTTGACCCCATCATCAAAATAAAGGCAACGGCAACACCAATTCCATTTGTATAATTCCAAGTTCCACCGGAGTAATCAAAAGTTAAAGTAATAGATTTCTTTTCCCAAGTACTTGCTTGATTAATAGTATATTCTACAATATAATTTTGGTCTCCAGCAGCAGAATAAAGACATACACAATAAGTTCCTGTTTTAACCGCTTTAACCCAAAATGATAAAGTTGCTGTTTGTCCAACTAAAGGCCTAAAATTATATCCCTCCACAGCTTGTTGTATATACGAATAGTCTCCTGCTCCCATCGTTGGATCAGCAGTAGTACAATCAATTTTAAGAGACTTAGCAAAAGTACATCCAGCCTGAGCAGTAGTTGGAACATCCGAATCCTGTGTAATAGTAATCACAGCGTCACCGCTTTTGTAATATTTCCAACGATCAAGACAATAAGAAGCTGAGGCAACCGATGCAAAACTCGTCCCCCGCTGTGCGATTTCCATCGCTCCATTGATGATTACATTTCGGTTTCTGGTCCGGGCATCCAACACGGCATTGATGTTTGCCGGGGTGATAGCCCTTTCGGTATCGGACCCTGCTGTAGCCTCTGCATCGGTCGCCAACTCAACCTTGCCAGCGGCGTCAGTGGTAGCCGCTATTACTTGTCCGGTCATATCGCGGGTAGTAATCTCGGTCTCAAGTTCATCAATCTTACCGGCCGTGATTATAAGAGCAACACGATCGTTAATCTCCCACTGCTTGGCAGCTGTTCCTTCCTGAGCCCTGGTAATTGTAATAACATCCCCGGCTCGATTAGTAGCATTCACAATTTCTCGAGTGGTATCCTGTAACGGAGAACCATAAGCCTGGCTCCATAAAACTAATCGAAATTGTACCGCCCCGTCAGGAAACAAGGCTCCCTCACCGGCACTAACGGTAAGGGAACCCCCGCCGATTAGAAGCTGTATCGCAAGTTGTGAAGCGGCATAGTTCTTGTTTTTAAGCACAATTGCCATTATGTCGGTGTCCCTTTACTAGCCTGACATTTAGGAGTTACCAGTAACTGGTCTCCGTTGTTTGCCGGCTGGAATGCTACCGCTATAGTTTCAGCGCAGACGAAGTTATCATCGGCATCAACAATGTAATAGCCATAGATTTTTGCATTGCCATTTAATGGCCCGGTAAAGGTAAAGGTCTGCTGGGCATAAGTGGCGGTCATAATCCCGGCAGCCTCGGCCACTGTCCATGAACCCTGTGTCAGAGTCTTGGCAACGTATCCCCCACCTGCAGCCTCGGTGTAATCCCCAGAATCATCGTCATCAGCGGGGGTATGGTCATTCACAAACAACTTTAAGGTGAGATTAACTCCACCCACCGGCCAGTTGTCATTAAAATAAGCCTCAAGAACTCGTTGTGCACCCTCGTCGCCAAATACCAGTGCCATGATCAACCTCTCTTATGCTTAAAATACTCGATCTGTCGAAGGCGATGTTCAGCTTCTTCTTTGGTCAAATCCTTCCTGCTGAGATTCTTCCCCTTCTCGCTGACGACTTTATATCCTTGTGATGTTTTCCTAATCACAGTAACACTCCTTAAGAGTGGGGGCGGTTGCCCGCCCCCTGGGGGCTTAGGACTTGGTCCCGCCCTTCTCTTCGGGTTCGGCTTTGGGCGAGGACTTCGCGGGTCCACCCTTCAGGGATTCATAGTACATCTTCCCTTTATAGGATGAGGCCTTTTTTGTGAAGTCACCGTCCGAGACGTTCCCACCGGAAAACTTGCCTTTCTCGGCCATGGCTCCTACCTCCTATGCTAAGATACGGGAAAGATCGGCGTCTTCCTCGTCCCGTGGTTGGGCTTTCTTTTTCTTGGGCTTATCGAACTTCTCCTCCAATGTCTTCAAAGGCTGAAGAGCTTCGAATACCCAAGCAGCCGGCTTGGTCTCAAAAATCACGGCTCCATACTTCTTATGTTTTCTCAGGAGCCCGATCTCCCTCTCATCCCCTGTAGAATATTTACCATTCTCAAAATGGATGAGTAGGTCCTTAGCCAACTTAATTGTCAGCTCTGGATACTTCTGTGAATAAAATGTTGCCATTGTCCCTCCCCTGAACATGGTTTACTTCCCATTCCCATTCTTCTTGATTTTTTCGTAGGTACGTAGAGCTCCGAATCCCAGCATTCCAGTCAGCAGCGGCATCAGTTCTCCCATGTCGAAGCTTGGGAGTGGGCCCATGCTAACATTAAAAGCGTGTAACAAAAACACAAAGAAAGGAGCGAGCACGTAATGATAGCCCAAAGCAATAGCGCAAACCCATCCGACAGCAGGACGCCAACCCGCCACAAACCACGAAGCATGTTTCGCCTCCTCCGTATTGGTGATCATCTGCTGAAGGCGGGTCTGTAATTCGCCGGCCAATTCCTGGCTCATCAGCGCGAATTTCGCCTTTTCTTGTTCGGTCTTGTCCGGCCAGATCTTGTTCGCGATCGTTTCGATCAGTGAAGAAACTCCCCCAAGTCCTGTTAAATCAAGGCCCATCTTACCCTCCCATCATCTTTGGAATGCCGCCGGTTATGATCTGCCATAATGACTTAAACAGAAACGCTGCCCCGGCTATAGTCGCGGGAACTATCAATCGCCAAACGATCCTTTCGTGATGCTGTAAATGGTTCGTCATTAACGTTTCGCAATTGACAATTCGGTCCTCAGTCCTGGTTAATCGTTCGATCACTTCTTGCTGGAACTTAGTCATACTCACCTCAGTCTAACTTTACCCATACCCACTCAAGCTCTGCTCCGTCTATTGGTGCCCCTGTGGCGTTATAGAGTAGGATCCGGAGTGTATTATCAGCTGGGACATAAGCCCCATTAAAGATCAGCCCTGCTTCCAGGGTACCCAGAGGATTAGCCATAACGGAATCCCCCTCGAGAAGCCCGTCCACCGTTACATCGGTAGCTGCTTGGACACCGGCATTGATGCTGTCCGGATTAACATCTACCTTTCCATGCTCCGGTGTTCGATTTAACCGATAGCACATTGGATACAGAATCCTGTGTAACTGATCGATTAAAGCTTGTAGGCTTTTGGGAAGTAATGGTGCATCTTCAACCTTCGGGAGCATCAATTACCCCCTCGATACTCTTTTTATCCGGGTCCGGACGGCCGCTTAATGCCCGCATTTTTAAACCCTTGCTAAGAGCAACCATGCTAACAAAGGCCTGATTATTCAGAAGATTTATCGTACTTTGGGTCCTAATCTGCTCGGCCACCCCTTGGTAAGAACACTCGAACTGCAAAACGAACAAGCAATTCTCAACAACTGTGGTCTTCCCACCAAGAGAAACCTCCTGCTTTCTCCAAAAAGCACAGCCCTTAGTACATCCCGGACATCTCCCCGTTTTCAGGGCGCATGGTCTTCCAGCCGTTGTTTCGTTCAAAGGATCGTATCCCATTCCCCTCCCTCCTTCATTAGTCTTTCACGCAGAGAATCATATCCCTGTGTAATGGACGCCAAGTTCCAGCCGAGGTAATACCGGGACTAGCTGATCCGGTGGCCCCGGTTCCACCAGAACTAGTATCTCCGGATGACGACCCCGTGCTTCCAGAAACAGGATCGCTGGTTAGTTGCCGGTTATAGGTAGCACCTGTATAACCATATCCCTCATTGTAATACCAACCGGCTACAGCCGAACCATATCCAAATGGGGCTGCCTGTTTAAGGGTGGCGATAGATCCAGTTAGCGCCCCAACCGTTTCCTGGTGCTGGTGGTTTCCTATTGCGTGAATATGAGCCCCAATAGGATGGGTATGACTAGGCCCGGTATGTGTATGGGCATTAACGGTTAATCCACTAACTGTCCAGGATCCACCGTCAGCCCTTGCCCCTGTGACTATCCGAATGACCTTGTCATTAACGGTAGCCTCATCTCGTGTCCACCCGGTGGGGGCGGCATCCTGATCAAAGATCATCCTGGTTCCCGATGGTAACGTGCCACCCGCGGTCTCAATAAGCTCAGCAACCGCTACGGATAGCATTGCCACGGTCAGGAAATTGTCTTTGTGAACCCAAGATGCCCCGCCCAGGGCCTCATGCTCTTTGTTCCAGGCATTCTCGAGAGTTGTTTTGTCCGCTCGATGTATAGCCGGAAAGAATTTTCCTTTGTCGCCATCGGTCGGTACGGCGGTGTCCCAACCCATTTTAATCCCTCCCCATGATCCAGAAATCAGCGGAGCCTACTTCCCCACCGGAGTAGTCACAATATAGTGAAGAAAGAAGTGGATCGTAGATGGCATGCTGGTTGGTAAAGGTTACTGCCAAGTCAAAGTAGTCCACATCGTTGATAGACCCGTAGACCTTGACTGTTCGATCGAAGCCGGAACTTGGCTTGTAATAAAAGTGGAAGTTGCGGCCACGTACCTTGCAGTAACGGCCATCAGTATCGGCTTTCATGATCTCGAAGACCTGAACAGAGTCCCAAAAATCGGTCTCATCGATATCAGCGGCGGCGAATAGGCCAAGATGTACCACATTAGCTGCAGCGGTGAAGTCTGTGGTCCCCATAGTCCAGTCGGCATCATTTAATGAACCGGAGTTATACCATACAGTCCCGGTTCCACCCTTGGCCGAGGATAGCTTACAAACTCCAGCACCAGCAGTACCATTCTTATGCCAGTACACAAGCCGATACCGTTTACCAATAGTAAGTGCCAATTCATAGGTTGCATAACCCTGACTGGCATCGGTATTGGTAATGATCAAATGATTCCCTGTTTTTCCACCCCCAGCACTGATGCTTAAAGAAGTGGCCAAACCTTCTTCCCATGGAAGAACCTGGGTCTCGAAAGCACTGTTTTCGATTTTAAGGACAGAGGAAAGAATTTGCTTGCCGAATAACATGACTAACCTCCACTAAGGAATTGTGGGCGGAGCCGAAGCCCCGCCCGGTAGGAATTACTGTCCAGAAGCGAAGAAGATTACTTCAACCCCATCAAGATTGGCAAAGTGTTCTGCCACTTCCCCGAATGGGGCATCGTCGCTATGGTCGTGATCGATGGCCGCCGTGATATCGTGGTCATGTCCGCCCGCATCTTCTGAAAGGAAGTAACGGTACACGGCCCAGACCCCCACATCACCTTCATCGCCCATATTGGCGTTAAGCTCATGGCCGGTGTCGTCCATCACCAGAGCGGGAACTCCACCACCGTCATCATGCCTGATCTTCACATAATAACCAGGCTGACATGTAGCAACGAAGACATCCTTTCCACCGTTATAAGCGGTGAGGTCGGCCTCAAGTCTTTCGTCCCCTGTGTCACTTCTGTCGATGAGAACGGATACCCCGGTAGCAGCATCAGCGTCATGAACGACATTCAGGAACACCCCGTTGGTGAAGTCAATTTTCTCATCTTCAGTGGAAACGGCGTTGTTAGCGCAGAGATAATGCTGTCCGGATTTGGAGTCATATTTCAGGTAGACCCCATTGCCTTCCGGGGTAGCGTCTAGCTCCACTGTGGCGCAGAAAACGGGAGATGCCGCAGCATGGGTCCATCCCGCTTCTCTGTAGATGTTATGACCATGATCAAGTTCTGCACTGACCGATCCGGTATGATCATGAGCACCATCAGCCGCAACGGACCCGGGGGCATAAGCCCTGATAGTTCCCTGGGTGGGATCATACTCAATGACGTAGCCACTGGCCTGTCCCAGCATCAGGGTGTAAAGGCTTTTGCCGAACTGGAAATCTGCGAAAGTTACCGGCCATCCACCAGCTGGATAATCGTCATCCAGGGTGATAACTCCGGCACGAATCGAGGGCCCTTTTGGGATGTAAGCCCTTAAACTGTTGTCAATTTCTAAAGCCATTTTCTTTCTCCTTGTGGGAACGCCCCGGGCCGTTAAGCCCGGGGCACCTTTGGTTTGATAAGACTCCTACTTAGGAGTATTACGGCGCGAACGAGCTCATGTCCTCGATGTACCCGTGGCATTTCTCGTGATGAATTTCGAGGCCTGCCTCGGTTAGGAACTCATCAAGGGTTCCATCGGTGGCTGCCGTCTGGCGGTTCACGTAGAAGTCGGTGTCGTCGATGAACCGATACTTGAGCTTGTCGGTGTCAACGACGAGCATCAGCTTCCGCCATTCGGTATGCTCGTTGAAGAGGGGATGCATTCTGAGGTACAGGACCCCGAAAGGAGAGATGTACTTCACAAGGCTCATCCCGTAGGTCTGGGCCCCAGGAACCTGCTGAATGGTGCTGCGGTTTTTGGCCAGCTGATTCAGCACGTTAAGGGCGGTGGAGCCAACGAGGGCTAGCTTCTCGGCGGAGCCATAACGGAAGAGCCGCTCCATGTAGCTGTCCCAGTCGGACTCGGTGACAACCCCACCAGCGTCGATGGCGTTGCTACTGATGAACCGCATGAAACCACGGGTGGACCGGATTGGATGCCCGCCGGCCCCTGTGGTCTGGTAACGATGCCCCCAGATGAAGGCCTTTTCCATCTGAATGGAATGGAACTGCAGGGCCTCCCGCTTGGCTTCCTCGTAGGCTTCCCCGGTGCGAAGTCTGGTTTTCTTCGCTGTTCTGGTGATCCCGAGGGAGTCACGGAAGATCTGGGCGTAGTTGTACAGGTTGTCAGGCTGATAGCCAATGGGGGTAGGAGTGGTTGTTCCTTCCTCATGAGCCGTTCCAATGATGATAATGTACTCATTGGCTTCCCACTGAGTCCCAGCAACTTCTCCCCATCCTTTGGTGATGGTAATAGTGTTGTTGGTGGGATCGGCGGTAACAATGGCCGCTTCACCACTCGTCTCGTGCATAAAGACCTGGCCCTTCTTCCAGTACTTGTACTCGTCGTTTGCACCGGCGGTCTTCAGCACCATTGAACCAGCACCGGCAAGAACCTGGGCATTCAACTGGAATCTCTGTGAAGGCAGGGCCTTCTCGAACCAGTTAAACATCGCGTCATCAGTGGCTTCGCTTTTCAGCTTAGACAGAAGAGCCGTCAGGGGCGCTTCCCCATTCGGAAAGAGGTATAGAATCATCTCTCTCCAGTTATAGGGTCTCTCGACGTCGCCGACGAAAGTCCCGGATCCTTTCATTCCAAGAATACCTGCCATTTGAAACTACCTCCTTAAGAAAGTTTTCCCGTTTTTTCGAAGTTGATGGATTGCTCCAAGTGCGTCTGACTCGGGGTCTTCTGCGGAGATTGGTTGCCCCTGGTTTCACCGCCCTCACTTCGGGTGCCCGGGGTCGCTGTCTTACCAACTAATCTTTCCAGCTCCTGCCGGGTCCGTTCGGCGATCCTACCAAGTAGCAGGTGCGGAGGTACTTTTGGATTCTCCGCCATCACCTGCCCACTGACTGCCCCAACTAACAGCTCCTTACCAACCAAATCTTTGTTGGCTGTATAAAAAGCTGACTTAACTGCATTGCCGTAATTCTCCGTGTCCTTAACCTGGGTTAACATCCCCTTTGCATCGTTGATGGCATGGCTATGGATACGGCGGCCGTAACTAGCCAACCCCTTAACAGGATCGGTCTTTAACAGCCGTTGTTCATCCTCCGTGGGAACGAACGGATCTTGAGAAGTAGCGGGTTGTGCTCCCGGCTGTGGGCCACCAACTCGAAGGCCCTGTAATTCTCGATCTCTCCGTTCCAGCTCCTCTTGGAGAAACTTATTATCCTCACCAAATTCGGTGAGCCGGGTCTCAAGACTTTGCAAAGCTTTTATGGCTTCATCTTCGTCCTTGTAACGACCCAGAATCTTCTTCTCCGCCCCCTGCTGTCCAGTACCCTGTCCAGCGACCTTATTGGTCTCGCAATTGGGGTTGGTGCATTTGCCTTCAGCGTTAAGCTGTCCTCCGCATTTTGGACACATGATTTATCCTCCCCTGTATTTTAAATATAATCCGAAGTCCGCTGCTTGTAAACAGAGTACTTCTGAACTAAAAAGACTTACTTCCCCTCATCCCCCTTACCAATATCGACGATACCAGTAACCATGCTCATGAATAATTCCAATTCATCGATCTGGCCCGAACAGTAAGAATGAGCGGACATGAACTTCTCGGTAGAGGCTCCGTCCTTGGTCTTCCAGAAAGGAAGATTCATTTGTTTCTTTAGGCCCTCTGCACGATCGGTCATGTACTGTTGCACCATCGGCCATCCAACACATCGCCGAATTTCCTTCAGCGCATCGGCCAGTTGTACCAGTTCTTCTTTCTTAGCCATTTTGTCCCCTCCTCATAGCATTCATTGCATCTGCCATTGCATTCATTCCCCTCGGGGCACCGGGCCCTTTAGCGGGAACCATGTTACCTTTCTGCTGCTGGTCCATCATCTGCTGTTGCTGCATGACCTTGGACTGAAGAGAATCCGGCTTTAGCAGGAAGTCTTCAAGATTCTTGACCCCCATTCCCCTGACTCCTTCCTGGAAGACTTCCACCACATCAAAGATCTGGAGCAACTGTGGAATAGACACAATAGCCTGGAAGATTTCCTTCCAAGTCTGAGCCAACGCCAATTTATCTACAGGGAAACTTCCGTCAACCGGCGGGAAATCAAAGTTACCGATGATATCCTCCGGGCTGACTTGCAGGCTTTGGGCCATTCTAGGATCCTTAGCAAGACGACCCATGATCCTATAGAACCTAGTTTCGCTAAGATACTGCTGGGTATTCATTGTGCATTTCTTAACGAAGGGCCACAACCCCATCCAGTAAAAGAGCTCAGCTGTAGTCTTCATTCTTCCCCCGGACATCTGCTGAATCCCTCTTACTTCTGTAGCAGTCTTTGTTCCACCCACATTTGGAAGCCCCATAAAGTTATCTGCAATTCCTGTAATTCTTTGCAGAAGACTAAGAATGATCTCAGCATCGGCCATGTGATTCCTAGTGACATCTACAATCTGCAACTGAGTAAGGGCGCTTCGAACATCGGTTCCATAAGCTGCCGGAAGTAACCGGATTCTTGCCCCTCCCTTAGCTTTCATATCCTCCATGACTAAGCGAGATGGGTCATAGATAAAGATGTCATTTATGGCCTTCTTGACATTCTCCATATGGCTATTGAATAACCAGGATAAATGCTCATTTAAAGGCTTGACCAACTCTATAAGACCAGGATTCAGGGCTGTATGCACGTCGGGGTCATATTCAAGGCCGTCCACCGGGAACTCCCCGTGGTAGTTATCCATCCTTTCGGCCCTGATAAGGGTCTCCTTATTGCCGAGTGTTATCACCCAGACCTCCGGAGAGACCCCCTCGCTGAGCCCATAATCAGAGGGAACCAGCTTTATCCACACCTCCTCAAGCAGCGGATACCCCATATCGACCTTGTCCACGTAGTCATCCTGGGTCATTTCGGGCATACCAAGAATCTTTGGTATCTCCGAGGTAGCTGTGGATTCCACCCCTAAGGTCTTTGCCGTCCTACTTTTGAGCTCCTTGACGTTCATGTAGAAACCGGATTCCTCGTCTCTAAGCAGCTCGTTGTAGGATTTCCGGGTAACAAAACAGATGAATTCACCATCCTGGGCGCGGGAAACAGGAACTCTAGGATCATGATAGGTTCTCCATGGATCGCTAACGGATGGCCAATTCCCTTCAAAGGTAGTGATTATCTTGGTATTTCGTTGTTTCGGCGGATCCATTCCCAGGGTTCGCATCAGCTGGCCGATAACGGGAAGCTCCTCCAAAACAACTCTTGGCTCCTTTTTGGTCCTCCATTCGTTCTTCATCCAGCCAACACCATAAATCAATGTATCATGGAACCAGTAATATAGTTTCAAGGCGAGGGTTACTTGACTCATGTTATAGGCCAAAACGGTCTCTACAGCCTGAGCTGGTTTTACATCCTCTGGGCCCTGGCCCTCTACCTGGAGAATAGGCTGCCTGGCTCCAAATACAGACATCAGGTAAGTGACCATAGTATGAACCATGGCATATGGCAAGGGAATAACTAATGGGGCAAAACCAGGATATTCTTTGTCCTTGTCCTTCTTCTTGTAGGATTGATCTACTGCAGAAACATCAATATAGGCCCTATATTCTCGCTCCACGTCCCTCCAGCGCTGGGTCCTAGATGCATATTTCCTTTTGGCATAGTCGATCCTGGTACGAACCAGTTCCTTGAGCCTATCATGGAGGGGAAGTCCAGGCATAAAGTTGGGAGCTCCCTCGTCCGGCAAGGCTTGTCTTCCTTCCTCTAGAAATACTTCTTGCTCATCGCGCGTAGCCATTAGACTCTCCTCCAGTCATCGCCCAGATCGCCCTTCACTACATGTTCTCTGTAGTCCAGCCAACAAGGTTCCCTGAGCATTATGCGATAAAGATTCTCCATCATGTGATCGTCTTTGTCTTTGGGATGCTGTTTGGGGGACTTCTCAGAATCAGCTGAACGTCGCCATCTATCCCAAACATATCGCTGAATTTCCCACTTCGTCACCTTCAAGTTATTGAAAAAATAGATCTCCGGCATGGCCAATTCATGGCCGTCTAAGGTCCTCCGTTTACGAAGCGCCAACCCCTCTTTCACCCTCATAATTCCGGAAGAAAGGGCCTTCGGAGCCATTTGAAAAGCCAAACCGCGCTTCTGCAATTCGGTAAACAGAGTACTTGGCAAACCTTCCGTGGCGTCATGGGAGGAACGATTCACCATATCCGCAACGTCCGCACTCGGGTCAATAAGCCTCCAGATAAGCCAATATTTGGCCTCGATGACTTTAATCCTTGTCGCGAGGTTGTCGATGTCGAGGTCCTCAAAAAACTCGCTAAAGAAAAACTTCCTTCCTGCGGGATCAACTGCACACATAAGATATGCGTGTTCCGTGCGGGGGTGCGGATCGAGAGCGCAATAGACAGGCCAAGGTAGATTGCTCTCTTTCTGTGGGTTTGCCAGGTACTGTGGGATATCTGGAATCGCAAAGGAAGGTACATCGTGAATCTTGGAACTATAATTCTTGTAAACCAGGCCACTGAAAGAGACAAATTCACCCAACAATCGCATCCGTTTCTCTTCTTCGTCATAGATCTTTTCCTCGACCTTACTGATGGCTTTTTGGGATAAATGTGGATTATCCTTCGTGGCCATTACAAAGACTTCTATGTCCGGATCGCCTTCGGGATCAGCTTGGTCCATAAGAACCCGCTTCCCGTCCTCATCAGTGGTCATAGCGACTATCCTGGAGGCCCTTAGGTATATTCGGTCATAAACCCAAGTCATTCCATTAACCGGAGTCATCGCTATTACTATGTCCCCGTCATAATCAGTAATACGAAGCAAGCCCTCATCGTAGTAGGTTTCGGGGGGCTCCTCATCAAATTGAATCCGATGTCGAGCAGTACCACCATGTTTCAGGAGGGGCTGTTCGTAAGTCATTAGCTCGATCTTTGACCCATCGATAAAGGTTGCTACCTGGAGGTCCTCGGAGTAGTCTGCGAAGGCGTCAGCAGGAGCCCATTCCAGAAGTTTTGGTTTGATGATCTTCTGGATACCGTTGGGATAGTCGGTAGCGTTGATTCTTACGAACACCGGCTCGGGATGCAACTTCTCTTTTGGATACTCATCCTTCAACGAATCCGGGACTTGCTTCGTAGTATATATCTCGGTATCGACGGTCGCTGTGACCGATTTCGATGCCCGGTTGCCGCCTAGAAGCAGGCGGATCATTGCTTTGCTTTTATGAAACTCGCGCGCTACAGGAGACACCGGCTCATACAACTTGAACTTGCATTCACCGGAAATGGCCAGATCCTCGGTGGCGTTGAGCATCTTGACCAGATCTTCACGCGTCATATTTTTAAGGCTGGCCTCGACATACTCCTTGGACAACCCCTTAAGCGCGCCCTTTACCAACTCATTGGCTCCTTATAGACCTCAATCCCACGAGTCTGCAGGTAGGGGATCAGAATGTCGATTCTCGCGGCGTATGTGTACCACGGGCTCCCGGCCCGGCAAATCCCAACAATGTATGGCTGGCCGTTAATGAAAGCAAACAACGGGGACCCGGAGTCACCAGGAATAATCTTTAAATTAAGAGAAACGTCATTCGGCGAAAACCACGGAAGCTCATGCTCCATTCCCTCAATAAGTATGGCATGATGTTTTGCCAAAGTTCCGTAGTTGACCTGGTGATTATTTTCGTTAAGTTCTCCCTCATACCTGGACATGACCATGTTGGCAACCGACCATCCGGTAAAGAGGCACTCAGACGAAGTAATCTTATATGGGGCTTCAAATGGATGTCTGGAGGTCATTATCTTAAGAACGGCCACATCAGCATCCCTATCAGAATAGATAAGCTCGGCAGGATACTCATTTACATAGATTGTGGTTGAAATAACCTTGGTGACTGGACCCACCCACCGCATGTAGGTATGTTCTGGGTCTTTCATTTCCACACCTTTTGGGACAACTACATGCGCCGCGGTTACAATAAGGTCCTTCCCAAGATAGAAACCAGACCCCTCAAGTCGGTAGAAACCAATTCCTGGCTTCCACTTCGTGAACATAAAATCATTCCCAATTCCAGGATAGGTACCTTCCGCAACTCCGGTAGTTATGATATGAATAATGAAGGTGTCCATATTTGGAGTAATATCTTTATTATCCACATCCGCCCACTCGGGAAACTGCCCTGGTAGCTGATCGAAGGCGGCGGCGCTCCCAACCGCGCACATGACAAGAGCGCATACCAAGATGAAGATAATCGGCCATAGCATGAATCCCCAAAATACCTTCCAGGATGGAGGTACTGCCTGAGGAGCATGAACCCACCTATCTACCATCTTCTGTCCCATCACTCTCCTCCTTTACTTCTTGTTCTGCCGCATTCAAGATGCGGTTCATAAGCATCTGCCTCAGCTCCGTATCAGAATACTGAGCTGTGACAATTGCTCCTTTCACGGAGATGTTCTGGGTGGGCTTGGGCGCTAAACGGTCAAGAACTTCGGTGCCCACTGTATTCCGGAGCCATACTGAAGCCTTTGGACTTGTCAGGATCGCATCTTTAAGTGCCAGGGCTTTGGGCGCCATCCCCAGGAGAAACCTCTGAATGTCTCTTACTTGCTCTACTTTGAAATTTTCGCACATTTTAAGGAATTTACTTCTTGATGCAACCTGGGTGCTGAAGGCCTTCTTGAGACTTCCTTTTGTTATTTCGCCAGGCCTGGGCTTGCGGGTTTTGCGCGGAGTGAAGGTTAATTGCTCTTCATCTTTGGCATTAGCATCCCTTGGGATGCGATTCGCAGCTCGCTGCTCATTCTTCATGGATCCTCCCGATAGATTAAATATATCACCTTAAAATCTAGATGTCCACTATGTACTTCTGATCTGGCACCCCATAACACTGCATTAGTGTCCTTCGGACACGATTCGCAGCTAGCTGCTCATTGTTTTTTAGCGTCGGGAGTACCGCTGCTACCTTAACATTGTTCTTTTATGTGGTACACACGAACACCTAAATCTTAGGTCCAGGACCTGCTTCCGGGTATGGGGGTAGGGTGTAGGCCCTATGCTTAAGATCCTATATATAATAGATCCTAGAACCAGGATGCTATGACCTAAATATGTAACTGTAATTGTAATTCTAATTGAGAATGTATAGTAGACTGTATTTGCTATACCTAAATGTAGAGCTAATATATAGTTATGATTATATAAATGAGAATGTAATATCTAAAATGTAAATGAGAATAACATATTCAGGATCTGATAATAGAATTTTAGCGAAAAAGTCGTGGGTAAATCGTGCGTGCGGGAAATAAAGGTGACTGACAAAAAGTGTGAGTCGTTCCTGCCAAAAAATGTTAGTCACAAAAAATGTGAGTCACAATCCACGTCAGGCCCCTCACAATCCACGTCAGTTTGGCCATTTTTTCATCAAAGTGTGCAAATTTCGGCACCCTTTGGCACGATTTTTTCGTCATATATTATGAAAGCTGCCGAAAATTCGGCGCCCCGAAAAAGGGGTAATAACCAAAAGGAGGAAGGTAAAATGAAAAAGACATGGGAAGAAGGGAAAGGGAAGAGGGCCCTGGATGTTATTCTGGACCCAAATTACAAACAATCCACAGCCAAGGAGGTAATCGAAATGGAAGACTTACAGGGTATGGTAAAGGAGACCAAAGAGGTACCAGTGAAAAAGGTAGGGAGAAAAACCCCTATCATCCTGGCTTCCGATGTCATTAACCTCATGACCGAGGAACAAAAAACCCTCTATAACATGCTGGTTAAGGCCAGGGAGGAAAAAGACGAAAAATCTCAATTCAAGGCCCGGCGGATGCTGAGGAAATCTGGTATTTATCTCTCTGGAGGTTCCTTAAATCTCCAGGTTCTGAATCCGGTTATCACAGCCAAATAACGGATTTCAGTTTACAAAATTCCGATTCTGGTTTAAAATCAAATTCTCATGGGGGTGGAAAATGACAATCAGGGTATGCGACGTCTGCTACTTCAAAGACAAGAAGCTCCGCAAATCCACATGGAAATGGTGGGTTAAGGACGGACGCGGTGGAAGAATCACCGTCCACTTATGCGTTGAACACAAAGACTTCTTCAAAGGCATGAGCTTTGAGGCGGCCAGAACCAAACTGATGGAGCTGGAACGGGGACCGCTGCCAATAGGAGGTTAAGATGGATCTCCTGAAGAAGGTATTCTATGTGGAATGGCCTAAGAGCGGCATCCTGAATGGGTTACAACCTGAGGAAGAGAGCGACACTCTCCAAATTCTCATTCTGGCAATGATCGCATTCTTAGGCACATACTACGAGGTCAACGCTCTGGAATACCGGATTAACCAGATGCTCTGCTGGATATGGACAACCATTACTCAGCTGCCAGCAGAAATAAGAATACTCCCACAATTCGGTCCTTGGGGACCATGAAGGAGGAGTAAGATGTTTCCGCATGAGACCAAATTGGATATCAGGAAATACTTTCCCGGGGAAAAGCCACTGTTAGTCTCCGGTGATACCACCTGGTGGCAGGTGGTTTATAAGACCCACACCATGAGAAATTGGGCTCCAGCCGCCGGGAGGCCATTGACCTGGAAAGAAGCTTTGGCAGTTCGTATAATGCTAGACAAGGAATTAAACCAAATTGTCTAGCTATGTTAAAGGGTTTAAGGAAAATGTGGGGGCAATACACGACGACCAAGCTACATGCCTCAGAGGAAGAATTTGAAAAGCCACTACATTTTCCTTTTTAGCTGAGAATTTGAAGGACCTGTGGTATAAAAGTTTCGCCTATAAAACAAAAAAGGAGGTGAGTTCGATGAGAAACATCATTGTTCATGCTTTGCTGGTTTTTACATTCCTAGGCGGCATTGCCCTCGGTAATTGGATCGGCTATGATAGAGGATGGAAGACCGGATATGAATTCCGGAAAGAAGAAGTACAAAAGACTTTCGATAGACTCTTTCCAAGATTAAGGAGGTGAACAGGATGGAAGCAGCCGCCGTTGCCCGTAGACTGTTACGCCATGACGCCGAGGCATCAGCCCGCATAATGATAGACGAACACGACGAATCTGGTATTGCTGATGCCATTATGGAAAAGTACGAAGGTTTAAGCGACTCAGAACTGGTGGAAGAGGCCCTGGGTCTAATCCAAGACAACCCCGAATGGGCGCTAGAAATGGTCGCCGAAATTGGAAAGGAAGAAACTAATGAAAAACATTCCTGACCAACATTCAAAAATGAATCGGGATCGTAAGATGGCATTTCTCAAAGATTTAGCCAATCGTCATTTTGATGCAATGGAAAATGACCTTCTCAAAACTTTCCCCGGCTCCGAAGATGAAGTAGATCAACTGATTCATGTGTACCTGTTAGGGCGGGAGGCATTTCATGCAAAAGTGGTGGCGAGTTTTCCGGTGCATAAACTGTAAAGTTGAGATCCATAAGAAAAAGGCGTGGGTCCTCCTCCGATGTCCCCTATGCAAACGGAAAATGTACATTGTGAGGTTTGAACCACGCACTCCATCCGAAAATAAGGACCGAACCAAAAAAGAAGGAAAATGCCATGAAGACGAATATGCAGGCATGGATCGAATCCTCCTATAAGTCGAAGGGAGATCACAGGCCGAATGCGCAGGAACTGGATCTCTGGTTAAAGGCCCTCATAGCCCGGGAGGTACTCCGGCGAAAGCAAAAGGAGATCGAAAATGGTATTAGTTCAGTCGGTCCGCTGCCCTAAATGCGGCTATGGAACGCTTGTAAAAGTCAGGCGCGATGATTTCTGCTGGTTCTCAGAAACTTTTGTGGACTGTGAAGCTTGTGGAGAGACGTTCGTGGTAAAGTTTGAAATGTCCTGTAAGACCACAGTCTTTATTCTGGTAGAAGCTCCTGAGAAATAGCCGGGCTGTTGGCACATTTTTTTCGGCTATTAAATTGGAAGGAGCAGAAAATGCCTCGAAGAGGACATGACACGGAACTTGATCAGATGCGAATCCGCCATGCTATTGTATGCGGAACGACGGTGGCCAATTGTAAATGTGGCTACCATAATCTAACAGAGGAGGAAAGAAAGAAAATGGCAAAAACAAAAGACTCCCGCATTACCTTGCTGAGGGAGGAATTTGACCTTAGCAAGAAGGCAGCCCGGGCCCTGATGGACAAGATCAAGGAAAAGACCGGGCAGATCTTCCTAATCCAGGAACTGGAGGAATGGCTCAAAGACAAGAAGAATTGGGAATGGGCCTACCAGAACGGCACCGATGAGACTCCCCTTGAAGATGCCGACCAGGAAGAGGAAGATAGCACCGAAACGGCGACAGCCCCCGCTCCCACCACGGCCAAGATCGGTGAGGTTATTCAGGCCAAAGAAGGGACAATGACCCAAGCCCAGGCCGCCATTTATGCCACCCTGGAAGCAGCGCGGAAAGCCGGTGACAAGGATCTTCAGAAGAAGATTCGGCGGCAGCTCCGCAAATCCGGTTACTATCTCTCTGGTGGGCCCAAGCCCCAAATTGGTGCCTCCCGCCGGAAGATAGACCCACCGGAAACCGACGAGGAGGAGGAGGAATGAAATTCACCGTCATCATCGAGGTGGAAACCCAGGATGTCCCCTTCCCCACCCGCAATGACTTGGTTAAGGGGATTGAGCGGATGGTAAATAAGCATATCCTCTATGACCGGAGGGACATCAAGAAGGTAACTTTGCTACAGGTAATACCCGATCTTCCAACGGATGTGTAATGGGGAGAATAACAATACCCAAAGCCAAACTCCGGCGACTTCCTCCTGAGGTGTCTGAGCTATACCGGGCACTTCGGGAGGAGCAAGATCCGTGTGTATGCCGTAAGCTCCGAAGGGAGTTAAGAAAGATAGGATTTAAGTTGTCCAATTATTCCAAAGCAAGGAGGTGAAAAGAGATGCCGGCTGAAAGAGTAAAAAATCCCACATGTCGAATCTGCGAAAAAGAGGGAGAGTTATGGAAGATCAAGAAAGTGGGGACCATTTGTATCTCCTGCATGAAACTCATTGGTGAGGCTTATGCCGATCTACAGGCTTACGGAGAAGAAGTAAAGCCGCCGGTGAACCCGTAGATCAGAACAAGGGTATTTACAAAATGCTCAAAAGGTGGTATAGTAAATCAAATTGGGGACTAAGATGTCCGCCCCACGACACCCGATGGAATAGGGCATCACCAACAATCCCAAGAGGAGGGAAAGCACATGGCACCAGAAAAAGGCGTGGTTCCGCCCGGGCTGAAGCCCAAAGAAGCAGTGAAGGTTCCGAAGGACCTCTTCAAGAAACTGCCCGATGAGATCAAGGCGCTCCTGAAGAAACTCAATGACGCCCGTGAATCCGGGGACAAAGAGGCCCAGCGGAAAGTCAGAATGGAACTCCGGAAGAAGGGGTTCTATCTGAGCAACATCGAGAACGGCGGGAAGGCTCCGGAAACCACCGAGAAGCCCAAGAAAGCCGCCCCTGCCAAGGAAGAGAAAGACGAGGAAGAAGAGGACGACGATTAAGTCCTGACCTCACATGAAACCTCTTCAAATCAGAAAAGGGGGCGCTGAGGAAGTCTATCGGTGCCCCCGATGCGGCCATCCAAAGCTGCATATCAACCGAAAACGAGGAGTCTGGTATTGCTTTAGGGAAGGAATAGGTGGACCACTAGCAACCCTAGAAGGGTATTCCCATTTGGGACAAGAGACAGGATCCACCGTCGACGAACCGGGCGCAAGGGAAGCCATCGATAATTTTCCTGAGTGTACCTTAACCAGACTCCATCTCGTGGATAGTGTCCTCTCAGAGGTGATCCACGACTACCTAATCAGCCGTCACTTAACCCCTGCCCAGATTCATAAGTATGCGTATGTTCCCGATGACCCAAGGTTTCACGGAAGGGTCGCTCTCTTGTCGCCGGTAACCAAGGCATGGACGGCCAGGGCTTTTCTCCCTGGTATCAAGCCGCCATATCTTAATCCATCGGGAAGCAAGAAGCCCTGGTTTACCCGCGAATCAGATCGGTACGTGGTAGTAGAGGGGGTGTTCGATGCCATGGCGGTTGAGCGCGGCGGATATGCAGCGGCCGCTCTTCTCGGGAGTTCGTTGTCCGGTAGTAACATTGATTGGTTCAGGGATTCATTTTGCATGTTGCTTTTGGACCGGCGAACTTCCGAGAAATTATGGTATCTTTATGAAACCCTAAGTCCCATCGCCAGGGTACAAGCCAGGTTTTTTGAGTCGATCTTCCCTGAATACAAGGACCTGGGAGAAGTTCCCACCCACCATCTAGGGAGGTTAAAGGCATTATGGACGATCCCAAAAAGAAGGACGAAGACTTAGACGCAGCCGCCCACAAAGTCATCACCCCGGACATGGAAGCATTCATGAAGATCTACTTGTCCATTCCATTCGGCGGTTCTCCAAAGAATGTCGACGAGGTATGGGAAGAGGCTAAGAAATTCTGCCAGTATCTGAGGGAGGCAGGATCCGCATTCATGCTGGTTGTCGCCCCACCGGGTACAGGCAGAGACTTGCCCAAGGAGGGAAAGATATTCATGTTCACCGACATGAAGGGCGGAGGATTAGTCGACAGTTGTTACCTACTTCTCGACTCCAGTCAGTTACTCATCCCGTTCGTGAACGCTTGTTTGATCCGACTTTCTAACAGCATGAATTTTGAGAACCCAGATGGCCCGGGGTTCCACGCTTGAAACTATTAGAACGCCAGCTCCTGAACATACTAGCTAACTACCCATTCTACAAACAAGTTAGAGACTATGTTCGGGATGATATTTTTGTGACCGATGAAGCACGGCTAATTTTCTCGTGCATGAAAGAAGTGTATGAGAAGTATCGCCGGACTTTCGATTGGGGTGAGATCAAGACCCTGCTCTATGAACGGGTAGACCAGGAGTCAAAGAAAGCGGAGTTCCGTAAGTTCCTTCGCCAAGTTCAAGCCTCGTCCATCGGTTCAGACCTGGCTATGGACCTACTGGTCAAGACCAGGCAAAAGGCAATGGTTCGCCGCATCATCCAGGAAGATGTGATTCCATTTCTGGACGGCCCGGAAGCCTTGCCTCTTGACAGGATAAAGGATCGGCTGCTCAGTGTCCAAATGACTAACAGGGCCGAAGAGATATACAACTATTTGGACGTGAAATCAAGGAAGCATTACGATCAAACCCAGGCATGCCCTACCGGCCTTTCGAGGGTGGACAGTGTTATGTACGGCGGTTTATATCCGGGCGAACTTGGTGAGCTTAGCGGAGCCCCGGAAGACGGGAAGACAATGATCGCGATAAACCTCTGTATCTCCCCACTCATTGAGGGCCTGGAGGTCTTCTACATTACGTTGGACGAAACCGACGAAGTAATAGCCAAACGCTTTGATCTCCGTATTCTTGGAAAAAAGGCAGAGGACCTGAACCTAGGGAAGGAGCGATTTCCATCATGGGTAAATGGCCTCAAGATCATAGACAAATCCGGAAGCTGTACTGTAGACCAGGTGGCTAGTGTGATCGAGCGGTATGGTGTTCCTGGAATGCTGATGATAGATGGGGGAGACCTAATGCTCTCCTCATCCCGCAAGACGGAACGACGACATCAACTCGGGGAAATCTACGCGGATTATTTAAGATTATCCCGGAAATTTAAGTTGCCAGTTTGGGTCACAACGCAAAGCACGGCGCGCTCAAAAGATAGCGAGAATAAAAAAGGGACGGACCTGTCCGAGGCGAAACTAGAAAAGTTATCTGTGGCATCGGCTGTGATCATGATCTCCAAAACTGAGGATCCAACAATCATCAAGCTGCGGTTTGCCAAGCTTCGCCGTCCACCAGGCCCTCGATCCATTTTGATAGAAGTAGACAGAGCCAAGCAAATGATCAGAGACACGGGAGGGATGGAAGATGAGAGTGTATAGAAATTTAGTTGAAGCTATGAAGGAAACGGAAAGGGATCTTTTTGAAATGGGTGTCCTAGTTAAAGGCATCAAATCCCAGGGCAAAGACATAGGAAAGGCCGGGTGGACCAGGGAGATAATAGGACATACCTATTCCATACCGTTAACCTGTGCTGAACAGTGGTCCCAGATAGAACCGGCATTGGAAGCCCTGGAAATCCGCCCCGGAAGAGGAGAAGACTTCTGCTCGTACATACTCATGGAGATAAGTGATCGACTAGGTCGGACCGGCAAACAAAATCCTGGGAATGCCTACCTTTGGAGATTAGGATACTGGAGAAACCACATGGAGCTTGATGGCAAATTCTCCTATACCTATGACGAACGGATTGCTCCGTGGCTGGATAATATCATTTCTCTCCTTCGCAGAGATCCCGGAACTCGCCAGGCTATCCTTCCCATCTGGCGTACCTCCCCCGACAATCCCAGAGTCGTGCAGGGAACACGAAGAGTGCCCTGCTCCATGTATTACCAGTTCTTCATCAGGGATCGTTTTGAAGGAACTGTTCTTGACATGCACTATGTCATGCGGTCTTGCGATCTCTACACTCATTTTCCGTTTGATGTGGTGTTTGCTTGTAAACTCGGGTTGTATGTAGGAAAACGGTTGGGCATAGCCCCGGGTCGCTTGGTCCATACCGTTGGCTCATTACATACTTACTACTCTGACCTGGAGAAAAGAGGCATATTCTAATGAAAGATGTAATCCGGGCATGGCGGGGAAAGGAAGATTTTATCAGAGTTGTGGATGCCGCCAGGACTTATTTAGCGCGAGCACTAGATGACGTTGACCATAACGATTTTACCACAGCTCATACCAAAGTCAAAGAAGCCAGGTCGTTATTGGGCGTGGCCCTGGTGTATATTGGGGAGGGTATACATGAAACTCACGACCTATCAGATAAAAGAACCACACCATAATCAGCTTGTCTACTTCTGCCGTGGTGGAAATGATAAGCAACTTAGGGAGTTAATCACCAGAGTAGACGGCGGTATAGACGAGGACCCCGGGGAATTTGGTAGTGGTATAGTTATTCCTAACCGGATGAATCCAAGGAAGGCTCCGACTTTCTGGATTTGGATAAAGCATTGGCATGGATCCATTGGGTGCTATAAGTTTATGGACCATGAAGTCACGCATCTGATCCAGTATCTAATGGACTGGTTAGAGATTCCGTGGAGTGATGATACCATGGAGCCAATAGCCGCCTTGCATGAATACTACTTTGGGATGATACTAACCGTATTGCGTAAAGGAGGAACGCCATGTACATTTTCGCATCCACCGCCTGGGACTTTTGGAAAAGGCTCAACGAGACAATGTTCACGTCCCAGAAAGCCCGCGGCTATTGCTCAGGCTACCGCAAAACTCTCTTCTCTGTTGACGGAGAAACCGCCAAGTGGGGAACCCTTGATCTTAAGTTCGAAGACATTGGATACAAAGAAAGAAAACGGGACCAGCTCTATGAATTCTACTATCCCGAAGAAGGAATTGACAAACTCCTAGAGAAAATGCAAACCCAGGGCCACAAGATATGCTCCCTTGCCCTGGATATGGTGGGCCCAAAGAAAAAGGAAGAAGTGGTAGTAGCCACTAAGGGTCCATGTCTTAAGACCCTGGTATTCAATATGGCCAGGAACCAAACCTACGGCGTCCATGTATTCTATCGAACAACGGAGTGCACCAAGAAATTTCTGGCCGACCTTATATTTCTGGATTTGGTCTTTAGAAGAATTTACCCCGGAGGCACCCACCGTGGTTTGCATGTTTCATTCCATTTCGCGTCCATCTATTGCCATGTCAAACAATGGCCGCTACTGGACATTTTGCTGGGGGATGAATGCATGCGGTGGAAATGGTTGGACGAGGATCGTGAGGAAAAAATTGCAAGTTATATGGCCGGCCTCAATGAGGGAAGGATTTCATCTTACGGAATGGTACGCAATGGCGAACGTTGGTACCTGAAAAGAAAGGGGATACCAGAATGTACAGAACAGGACAATCCAATTTCAACGCCAAGCAAATCCGCAGAAATCAAGGGCGACTCAGAAGACTTCGCTTTCCCGGGCCGCTACGAGCGCCGCTAAAGCCGATGGGCTTCTGGGATTTATGGAGAGCCCTGCCCTGGCATAAACTTCCCAAATTGATCTACGCCTGGACCAGAATGTCGTACAAAAACTGGAAAGCCAAGCGAGATCAAAAGAAGAGAGTTTACAAAAGTCTCACAAGATGATATAATTACATTATGGGAACGATTAAAGATCGCGTCAGGAACCCAGAATGTAAGCTTTGTGATCTCCACAAGACTGCTGAATACATCTGTCTCATTGGTACCGGCCCGTCGCAGCCGGACATCCTTGGGGTAGGGGAGGCTCCTGGACAGCGAGAAGATGATTCTGGCAGGGCCTTTGTGGGGAAGGCGGGACAGCGCCTTAACCTCATTCTTCAGCACGTTGGGCTCAGCCGGGAGCGTGATATCTTCATCTGCAATGCAGTGAAATGTCGCCCTCCCGAGAACAGAAAGCCCACCGTTCGGGAGGTTAAGGCCTGTCGCTGCTATCTTGAAAAGGAGATCGAACTTCTTAAACCAAAGATGATTGTCTGCTTTGGCCGAGTGGCTGCTGATTCTGTGGTAGGTCAGGGCTTAAGTGTTGAGGATCAACGAAGAAGAATATTCAAGTGGGGTGGGACTCCAGTAGTAGTTACCTATCACCCCTCTATCATCATGCACCGTGGCTCCAAGTTTGGGGTGGTCATAGCGGAGGACATAGAATGGGGAATAAAGCGAATCATAGAGGGGGAACCAGAAGAGGAGGATCCGTTCTTTTACACGACCGACGATGTCCTTCTAAAAGACTACCTCCGGACCTCTACCTTCTGGTCGTTAGATGTCGAAACCAACAACACTTTGGAATTCATGGACCCATCCATGAGGTTAGTATCCGCTGCTGTCTCCCCTGCGAAAAACGTAGCAATTGTGAAATTGGGGGAAGAGGCCGCGGTAAGTTTATGCCGAGAAGTTTTATCAAATCCAAAGAACGTTGTATGCGGGCACAATATCAAAGCGGACTTAAGGTGGTTAAGGCGGCGAGGGATCAAACGATCGCAGATACAAGCGAAGATCTTGGACACTATGGTATTGGCAAGTCTGGACGACGAAAACTATCCCAACAGGAAACTGCAGCACCTTGCCATGATTCACTTAGGTGCAAAGCCCTGGAAGGACCAAGCCGAAGAAGTAGGACCAGCCGGCCTAAAAGAAGAAGACCTAATCAAATATAATGGTAAGGATGTTATCTGGACTAGACGCTTAGCTAAGTTCTTCCTCAAGAGAATCGACAAGCAGAACCTTTGGAAGTCATTAAATATAGATATGGAGACCATCAAGGTTCTCACAGAAATAGAACTGGATGGCATTCAACTGGACCGCTCTATATTCTATGACCTGGTCCAGGCATACGAAAAGAAGCTCAAGAAACTAAGATCCAAGTTACCGATTAAGAATCCTGAATCAACAGAACAGGTGTCTGATTATATATTTAATGCCCTGAACTTAGTCCCCTTACCAGAAGAGAAGCCAGGAAAGAGGGGTAAATACTCCACCAGAGAAGAAGTCCTGATTAAAATGGAGGAGGAAGATAACAGTGGATTCATCAAGCGTCTGTTGCGTTACCGAATGTATGCAACAAGGAAGAAAATGTTTCTTGATGGACTCGATGGAGAAAGTGGCATACTGCCTTTCATTGATTATCGAGGTAGGATTCACCCCACTTTCAACGTCGCAAAGGTCGCGAAAGGTGGGGGAGATAAGGACTCTGATGGGGGAACTACAAGCGGTCGAACGTCGTGCAAAGATCCTAACCTACAACAGTGGCCAAGAGAGCAAGAAGACATCCGACGAGAGCTGAACATCAAACGAATGGTGATCTCTCGTTGGGAGGGAGGGGAAATAGGTGAAGCCGACTTTCGCCAAGGTGAGGTATTTCTTGCGGCTAATGAAAGCGGTGACAAAGCAATGCTTGGGGTCCTGGCTAAAGGTGGAGATTTCCATCAGCAGGCCGCGGCTGATACGCTTCATGATGGCGAAACTGAGAAGGTAACCAAGTTTGAAAGGAAGGCGGCTAAGGCCGTAGTCTTTGGAAAGATATATCGGGCGGGAATCAATAAGATTATGAGGGCCTTGAACCTGCCGTATGAAACGGCGGAGCATTGGTTCAATACCTTTACCCGTAGATTCAAGGGGCTAGAGGTATTCATGAAGGACCGAGAATCCATTATCCTGGAACAGAAATGGATTCGTAACTCTGCCGGTAGAATCAGGCATTTACCCGGCGCATCTAAGTTCACGGCAGAAGGTCGTGAGATGATACGATCGGGATGCAATATGCTGATCCAGGGCCTACTGGGGGATATAGCAAAATGGGGTATGGTCAGATTCTATTGGGCCCTTAAATCTGAGGGCCTAAAGACTAGGGTCCTAGGAATAATCCATGATGCTATTCTATTTGATATATATCCTGGGGAAAGGAACAGGGCCGTATATCTAGTAGCAAGGGAACTGGAGGCCGCCCAACATGATATCTGTAAGTTAAAGATTTCTCTGACTGTGGATGTAAGTGTCGGGCCTAATTGGCTTGACCAGAAAAAACTCAAGAGGGAGGAATATGACGGCAAGTCGACAGGCGCGAAAGAAATACAACATGCTGATGAGCCCGGCCAAACGGAAGGCAAGAAATCAGCGCAAACAGCTCAACAAATTATGGAGGGAACATGGCAGGAAAAACTGATTTGGAAGGCAGCTTAAAGGAACTGGAGGGGTTGGAGTCAGAGAATTACGCCACCATCCAGGAGGGGAAGAACACACTCCGCATCCTTCCGGCTTGGACCCAGAAGGGCCCGCATGCTGGGAGATTCTTCTTCAAGGCCATCCTTCATTATGGGTTCACCAGTGAGGGAAGGAACAGGGCATTCCCCTGCATGCGGATGTTTGACTCGGCAGCCGATTGCCCCGTCTGTCAGTTCATTGAGGCCCTGAAGGAAGAGGGGTCCAAAGAGCTGGACAAGATCGCCGCCCGGCTTCGTCCCCAGTCCAGGTATTACGTGAACGTTCTCAATCGAAGATCAGCTTCCCCGGCTCCTCTCATCTATGGGCTTAGAACCAGGATGATGAAGACCCTGCGGAGTTATCTGCAGGACCCGGACTACGGGGACATCACTGATCCTGAAGACGGCCGTGACATTGTCATCGAGCGAACTGGTCAGGGCCTTCAGACCCGCTATGAAATTCGCATCAAGCCCAAGACTTCGCCCATAGGAGTTGAAGGCTGGGAGTCTAAGCTCCACAAGTTATCGAAGGAAGTAGTGGAGAAGATCGATGAGAAGGGCCTGCGTTCAAGACTCCAGGAATCCTACGGCAAATTGTACTCAAAGGTAACAGGAATTACCGCTGAGCCCGCTGAGTCCGAAGACGAGGATGACGAAGATGGTGAATGAGACCAAGGTGCTCCTGAGACAGGCGGACACCCTGGCCTTTTCCGCTAGTCGGAGTGGACATCCCTGCCCCCGCCACATCTTTTATGGCATAATGAAAGTGCCGAGGAAGATACCGAAGCGAACCCAGAAGATCTTTGAGGAGGGGCATCGCCAAGAGGAATTAACTCTCAAGGAGTTGAAGGCCGATGGGATTCGCTTTAAACATTCGGTTCTTGGGTCGGGGCAACAAGAATACGCCCGAGATGTACAACTTAAAGGGAAACCAAAATTTCTTGTTACCGCACATCCGGACGCCATTTACAACAGAGGATTCTCATCCGGGGTATTACTCCCAGGTTGCCCCATTGAAATCAAGGGGCTTCACCAGAGAACATGGCAGGGTATAAAGGACTATGCAACTATACCCCCTAACTACTATGCCCAAATCCAAATCCAGATGTTTGTCCTTGATGCGCCGGCTTGCCTTTTCGTTGCCAGGAACAAAGGCTGGGGCAAGAACAGGCCTGATGATGGTAGGCATAAACGGATCGTGGTTCTTAGGGACGAGGAGTGTCTTAGAAAGATTTTTAAGGCGCTGTCCAGAATAGCCCAGGGCGTATGCGTGGACCGTGAACTACCCCGGCCGCTTTGGCCACCCGGAGATGACGCTGAATGTGACAAGTGCTTTTATCTTCAGCGTTGTCTCCTGGATGAGGAGGGGGATAGGAAGTTAGAGAAGCGAGAACCAAAGCCACTACTGGAAATAGCCGAGCCGATCTTTGTCAAGAAACTCCATTCGCTCTTCCTATTCAAGGAGATGCTTAAGCGGCTGGAAAGTCTAGAAGATCGCCTGACTTCCGAATTGAAAAACTTTATGAAGGAACATCAGGTGAAAGAACTTCTGGGTGGCGCCGTTCGTTATTCGCTTCGTGATGTATCCAAACAAGTCCCGGACATGGATGAAATCCGTAAGCGGCTTGGTGGAGAAATACCAATGAAGGCTAATAACTATCAAGCCCTATACAAAACCAAAGTCAGGGATCTAACAGAGGAGGAATACCAGCTTATCAAGGGGGACATACCAAAGCCACGGGCCCTCCTTATAGGAGCAACTGATGAATGTGAGTGATGTGGAACAAATTGCCCCTCCCGTAGGGGATATGTTAGAGGAAATCTTTCGCCGGCAAAAAGAGTTATTGGATAAGTACATTCCGATAGAGATAAGGAATGGAAGGAGTTTTCCGGTATCCAGGCCCCCATTTAAAACGGGTGATCTAGATCATCCGGCCGGCCAAGCTTTCCTGAAGGATGAAATTATGCGGGTGGTCATTGAATTAGTGGAGGCTGCTGACTGCCTGAAGAATAAATATTGGAAGACTACTCAGATGCAAACTGACCTCTTCCACTTTATCGAGGAATTGGTTGACGCCTTCCACTTCTTCGTAGAACTCATGATTTGGCTGGATGTTGATGCCAGAAAATTGAGGGATATGTATCTGAAAAAGAATGCGGTGAATCAATTCCGGCAAAGGACAAACTATTGAAAGACTTCCTTATACAACTGAAACATGATGTGGCGGAATTTGAACAGGCTGTATTGTTCTATCCTACATCGTTGGAAACTCGAATCAAGTTATTATCAAAGATCCAGAGTGATATCAACATTGTCAGGCGCTGTCTGTTTAATGAAGCCTTTGGGGACTTCGACGACACCGCTATGCTATCGGAGGCGCTATGTCATATCATGACAGAATACAGGAACGGGCGCGTGAAATCGAGCAAGCCCGAGGAAAGCACTACTACCAACCGGGACAAAAGAACGAACTTCTCGGTTTCACTCCTAAGGAACAAGCGTTTCTCTACGGCGCTATCTACAAACTTCTTAGAGTCGCCCACAACACGAAGTCGGAAGAGAAAGCCTTAGATGATATAATGGACGCCTATAATTTCTGCGCCCTGTTCTATGAGGAGTTTACCGGGAGGTCCAAATGCTTACCAGATCAGAGAGGTCTAGGCTCGGGCGGAGGAGCCGGAAGCTCGGAGCTCAAGGCGAGAGAAAGATTCGACACCGAATGGAAGAAAGAGGTTTTGAAGTTGTCCGGTCTACTAGATCGGCCGGAACCTACGACCTCATTGCATGGAGAACAAAAGGCGGAATCACCAGAATAAGGTTTGTTCAAGTCAAAGCCAGGAGAATCAAACCGGCTGAAAGACATGCAATCATGGCTCACATCCTGGAGAGTACGCTGATCGTAACCAAGGAGGTTAGGTATTGGTATGACAACCGAAAAGAAGTCATCGAGAAGGCCCGCTACAAAAGAGTTACCTAAGGGAACCCTGGAAGCATCCAAAGAATTAGGGCCCACATTCTCGATCTCTGAGTTCTGTGTAATGATGGGGCTCAGGACCAGGATGACTGTATATCGTTGGATGAAGGAAGGTAAGTTGGTTCTGGGTAGAGATTACTTCCAACTACCTACGGGGCATTATCGAATCCATGCCCTGGCCGTTAAACGACTCTTCGGAATACCGGAGGAAACCAATGTCAATTACCGCCTCTATTTTGAGCAAAGGAAAAGTCGCAAAGGGCCGGAAGGAACTGATCCGATTCCTGAAGGGTGAGCCCCTCACCTACAAGCAGGCCATCCGGGCTAAGTGCTATGAGTGCATGGGCTGGTACACCGATGGTAAGGTGACTTGTGGGATTAAGAAATGCCCACTCTTTCCTTTCATGCCATTCAAAGATGTGGAGGTAAAGGAATGATATACCGCCAATTTAGACATGGGCTTGAGCCATTCTGCAAAGCCCTAAAAAACTTAAGGGCCAAGAAGCGATGTCCGGTCGAACACTGCGGGGGAATGCTCTGGGCCGAACGCTCGGTGTATCCCGAAGTCTTGATTATATCCTGCGACAAAGGGCATAGCTGGGAGGCTGCAGTAAAGGAGATCAAAGATGTCAAAGCATGCTTGCGCCAGATGTCACAAGAAGTTCGAGAGGTTGCCCCAGGTGGTGGAGGTGATTTTCTTTTTAAAGACCGATGACACCAAGCCACCCCAAGCACCCCCGGCTGTCGACCTGAGTAATCAAACAGTCTTCTTGTGTAGCTCCTGTATTAAGGAGGGGGCTGTACAAGAATTGGTAAAAACCCTGATGAGTAAGATTCAGGTTGACCAAAAAGAAATCCTCACCTATGAGGTGAAATGGAGTAGAGGATGAAACCACCATCTCGTCCAGGACCTCCGTGCGTAGAATGTGGCAGCAATGACGCCAGATCCAAGGGACGTTATTGGAGTTGCCGTTCTTGCGGGCGTATTTGGTCTAAGGTTTATAGGGGACGGAGAGTAGTTAACGACCCGGATAGACCCCCATGTCCGGAGTGTGGAAGACCAAATCCACAGAAGGTTTCAGGAACACATTGGTTGTGTACGGAGTGTGGGTGTAAATGGCCTAGAACACCCAGACGCCAAAGATTAACCAGGGAGGAAATGTTTCCAACGGAGGTAATGGAACTATGAGCTACATCCGCACAATCGCATTCACGTCTGATTTTCATGTAGGCAGTAGGTATGCTGTCTGCCCCGAGGGATTCCGTACTCCCCAAGGCCAGTATTACACATTGAGCGAAGGACAGCTTCAGCTCAACTCCTATTTGGATAACTACATGAACAAATGCCTGGAGCTTGGGGTAGATACCATGATCATGCCCGGGGATCTTCTTCACGGCTCTAATTATAAAGAAGGTGGCATTCTCTTAATGACTCCGGACATCGACGAGCAAGTGGATATGTCCTATACCCTCCTGGACCCTTATGTCCAAAAGTTAAGAGAGCATTCACCGCGACCCTTTCAACTATATGCCTTTAGCGGATCGGGGTATCACAAGACTACAAAGGGGCACAATCCAGAGAAGGACATTGTCGAGAAGCTTGGTGGCAAGTTCCTTGGAATGGTTAAGAACGCTTGCTTTCCACCATCCAAGCGGGTATTCAACATCCACCACGGGCAGTCAGGTGCCTATATTTACAGGGAGATGATGCTGGGTCGTGAAGGTCTGCACGAGAAGTTCGCCGAGGCCATGGGCAAACTCCCCAAGATTGATGTTATGGTTCGTGGTCATTGGCACAACTTCATTTATATCCATGAGCACAAGCAGCACTTTATTCAGCTGCCTTGCTGGATTGCCTTCGAGCCCACCCGCATTACCCTGAAACTCTACGGCAAATTCCAGCCGGACATCGGCGGGGTGATAGTCAGGATTGATGAGAACGATCGTATTCTGGTTTGGCATTTCCTATACGATGTTCCCCTGATGGAGAACAAGGTCATTGAGCTATAATGGAAGTTGATTGGCAATTGGGAGTAGCACTGTTAATTCTGCTGGTAGTAACGACCGGGTTAGCAGTGCTCTTCACCTGGGTAGGAATTAAGAAATAACCAACGCCCCCGCTCGGCGTGGCGACTCGGTGACTGCGGAGGGGCCGAAATGAGGATAAGGCTGGGGAATGGGAACGTAGCCGGACTAATACCGGTAGCGGGGGCAATTAAGGCGGTGATAAAATGAAAGCAAACAATGAACAACCGAAAACTCTCTGGGTTAGGTTTAGCTGGCCAATTGAACCAAAAATTAGGCGGGAGATTGAAGAACTCTTGGAGAGACATGATTATATCGTGCATGGCTGGGAAACAGATTTAATACAGAAAACGGCGGATATTTCTCTGCATCATCCTGGAACAAGTCAGGGAACCAAGGCAGACCACAGAGAGGAAAACCCGGATAGTCCGTCACCCGGCTGGGGGCGGGATTTTTGGAAGGGATGCTGGAAATGATTACGCGGAGTATCTAGAAGTAGGGAGGAAAAAGATAAAATGGGAGAAGTATTGATAGCGGCTGGTTTGGTTATGATAGTAGTAGCAATCATTATGGCAATTATCCAAGCGATCAAGAATGAATAACCCAAGCCCCCGCTCGACCAGAGGAAGATGGGACGGAGGCCGTGGAGGCGGCACCCACCTGGGCGGGGATTCAAGGGAGAAAAACAAATGACAAGCCCACTGAATCCTTTTTGGAATCCTTTTTGGACATTCTTTATTCCGTGTGCATTGAGTGTTTTAGTTTTACAAAAAGACAGGCTGATTGTAGAAGCGTTGGGGGAGTGCTGGCATGAATATGATGGTACATCTGCCCGGTGTAAGCATTGCGGAAGCCTTGTTTATATCCCCCACGACAGACCGAATCTTGCCACCCCCGAAGGCTTCTTCTGGATTTGGGAACGGGCGCAGAAGAAGGAGTGGTGGCCTATATTTAAAGCGTGGTTTTGGGGTCATGATGGAGTAAGACATTTACCCATGATGATTCCTGAAGAATTTATTGACCCCATCCGTGGCCGCGATGCCCTGGCCGAATGGCTGAGGAATAATGAGGACAAATGGAAATCATAAAAAGGCAATACTCTATTGATGGTCAGGAATATCTGCGGGGGAGGTAATATGACCGACCAGGAAAAAGACAAGCTGATTGTGGAGGCGTTGGGGGGGTGTTGGCATGAATGGGAATTTCCAACAGACAACCCCAATTTGGCTATATGCAGAAAATGCCACACCTTTCCTCCGCGTTTAAATTTTGCCACCTGGGAAGGCTTTGGCTGGTGGTGGGAGAGATTTTTAAAACAGAAGTGGGCCAGAGAATGTATCCATGATTATTTAGTCACAGAATATGAATGGGATGAACCCGATCCTTGGTATGTACCCTTTGATTTTCTGGGTATAAAAGGAAGAGATTTCTTAGCCGAATGGCTGGAGGCCAATGAGGACAAATGGAAATCATAAAAAGGCAATACTTTATTGGTGGTCAGGAATATGTAACGGAAGAATACACCTACACCACGGCAGATATTGAAAGATTTTATTCTTCCTGGATTCCAACGAAGGTTATCCCAGCAAACGAACAGGCTTCGCGACTGGGGACCAACCCGGAGAAATGGAGAATGAAATGATTAAGAAAATTGAAATTGACTTTCCCTGCTTAGTAAGTGTACCGCAAGGCTTTTATCAACAGCTGGCAGAACTAATAGATAAGGTTTGCGATTGTTACGAAAGTGAACATCCCAACGAAGTGATGTGGCCTGCCGAACACGGATCAAAGATAATATCAATTCCGATTACAAAAGAAGATGAAGAAAACGGGGTTCCGCTTAAATTTGATGATACTATCTATCGTATCGGAGTATGTAAGCGCGAGAGATATTAATAATACCCGGAGTAATGGAGGGGCAACCTGGGGGAGGGAAAGACTATGAGAGACCTAGGATGGATCGGCGTAGACCTGGATGGAACCTTGGCCTATTTTGACTTCGAGGCTTGGTGCAAAAATAAATACCACATAGGGCCTCCGGTACGACCCATGCTGAACAGAGTTAAGGACTGGCTAAGTCAGGGAAGGAAAGTTAAGATCTTTACAGCCAGGTATGTACACGGACCCGCTATGTTAATTGCCATCAGAATATGGCTAACAAAGGTAGGTCTTCCTGAGCTGGAAATAACTAATGTGAAGGACTTCTGGATGGATGAATTGTGGGACGACCGATGCATCCAAGTGGAACATAACACCGGTCGTCGTATTGGCAGCCAAGATGTTATTGTCGAGGATGAGCCCCCAGAACTGGCGCCGAAAGAATAGTGATGTAGAGTTCTTCGCCTCTTTCAACTGCCGCCGTCATCTTTCTGTATAGGGCAGTAAAGGCATTCCCACTATGTTCAAGATACCCATCCCCTCTTTTCTGGCCAACGGCTATACAGCCAAGGAGTTCCCTGGGCCAGTTGGCGATGTGTATTTTGATCTCATCTCTTCCAGGTACATTCTTAAGCTCTGGAAGTATCCGTTTGAAATGGTCGGACCGCTCGAGTATAATGGGATAGGTACCCTCCGGTATACAGGAAATGTTCTTCTGGTTATCCCTCCAAGGGAGTTCCAAAGTGAAACATTCATAGATACCGTCGACGAATAGCTCGCCCATTGTCCACTTATCAGATTTCCAAACTCGCTCCAAAGTTAATTTCATTATCCACCTCCTGGGCTATTATAATAACAAAGCCGGATTCTTGCTTCGCAAATTGCCCGCAAGGATTAACAGAAAAAATCCGGGTAATATATTCCTATGGGTTTTGTTATCCCTAGAATCCAAATTTGGCCTTATATTCACCCAGTATTCTCGCCAGGGTCTCTTCGCCACCCGGGGCTCCGGCTAGCTTTTCTTGAGCCGACCTTCGAGCAGCGGCCAAGGCCTTCTCCGATTTCTTCTTCCACTTCACATCAGTTTCCTCAAGAGCCGGACTAAGTCGCTTTCTTCCAGGCATATACTTCCCACGGTACTTAGAGATAGTGGCGGCTGGAACTAGTTTAGCCTGGGTTTCTGCCCAAGCTCTTAGTCTTGGATTCTCGGAATAGGTAGCTAGATACCCCATCAGGTCCTGAAAGTTATGAACATTGGCTTCATGATATAGAGTGTTTAGCCAGGCTTCTGACGGAGTACCTTTTCCCATTCCCTTTGGTAAGGTGTTGTATACCGGGCCCACCGGTTCCGCAACAATGGCCGCCTTCATCCCCTCGACATCGTCAACCTTTATTTGTGGGGCGATGTATTCATGCCAAATCTCTTTTCCTCTTTTGGTTTTTTCTAGGCGTAGATAAAGATCACCCAGATCTTGCTGATACATGCCGGCCATAATGGTTCCTGGTTGTACCTGTCCCGGTGTTCGTATTTCTTGCAGGACATCTCTTGGTAGATAGATTAACTCGTCCAGATGTTCAAGACTTCCAGCCGGGCGCATAGCCTCCAGTTCCTTCATCAGACCTTTACTATACGGATTCCAACGACCTCCCTTCTTCAACGCTCCAATAACACTTCGGAAAAACTGCGGCCTGCTGATGGATGCCATAGCCAAGGCCGATCCCCCAGCTCCAGCCCCCGGAAGATAGGGACCAAGAAAGCTAGCTCCCTCAGCTAATGACCCCGGAATTAACGATCCAAGAATGGATTTCTGTAACCAATTTTCTTGGCCAGGAGATAGTTCTTCAAGCTTTTGTTGAGCGGTCTGTTGGGCAGTTCGAAGGCCGGTGTCAATATTGCCCAGAGAGCCGGGCCATGGTGTTTGACCAGGACCTAGGTAGGATCCGACCGAAGCCGCCGGATTTATGGAGCTTAGCGGAATACCTAATACCTTGTTTAGAATAAGTGCCCGTTCTTCTGGACTCATGTAAACAACCTCTTGTAATACTTAGTAGGAAGTTCCCAGCCATCGGTTCGATATTGCCTATTAGCTAGGGTCAACTTCTTGAGGTGCTTATCTACTTTATCTCTGGCTTCCTCGATTGTCTTTCCCTTGTCGGATACTTCCATAACCACCCCGTCGGAGCCGGCCGTCACAAGGTCGTAATTCTTATCCCTTTGCACGTCAAGTAACCAGCAATGTTCAAAATCCGGTATAACCCCTACAGGGATGCCCGCTGATTCCTCGTAGATCTTCGCCTTTGCCTCCTTGTCTGCAACATGAAGTGGATAAGGAGGAATAGAAACACGCACGCAATAAGCAAAATTATCGTTAAGTTTCGCCTTAGGAATCCTACCATTTGCAACGGCCTCGAAAAGAGTTGCCGGGTCTCCTTCCAGTAATTCAAGAAAAGCATATATAGCATTGTATCCCAACCTCGCTGTAAATTCTAGGCCCCTTGGTTCACCATTTACGATAATAGAATTGATGTCCAAGGGACCTGAATATTGATTCTCTTCCAGGATCCTAAGCAACCTAGGAGTAAATAACTTATTCAGGATCCTAGTATCCTGGGCCTTAAATACTATGGACGAGGCACATCCGATACTTGGCCCAAGATCGTCGTTCATCATCTTCTTACGCTCAAAAGTATGAGTGCTAAGGGGCGGTATGGGACGGCCTTTGGAAAACCACATTTCGGTGGAAATCTCCGGGCCCTCGAAGGCCTCCTGCAATAAACAAGGTGTCCTGGCCGGCAGTTGCTTCTGATCCAGGAGATACTCCAGGTACATAGTCATGTGGTCTTTGCTGGGAGAAACATAGGTAAAAGAAGTGTCTTCGTTTCCCAGGGGCTTAAGGACCCATCGCCCTTTTAGCTCTTTGAGGGCCTTTCGACATTCTTCCAAAGTATGGAACTCATGAGTTTCCCCGACATTGATACCAACCCTACGCATCGTACGAAGGCCAAAACTACGATCCAATTCGAGTTTGTCCTGGAATTTACTAGCCCCAAATACAGGGTACTTGTCCCTTAGATCCTCGGCCAATTCCCCGTTTTCTACCATATCAAACAGGACTATAGTATCAGGGGACAAGCCATCTTCATATGCCTTGACCTTGGATAAGATTCCTGTATATTGATCCCTGAACTCCTCGTGGTCAATATATACCTGGACCTTATGTCCCCCCGCCTGGAGCTTATCGGCTAGCCCCAATGCATCCCCATGTAAGGACCAGAGTAAGAATTTCATCTAATACCCCTTATGAACCTTTTGGCGAAGTTGTACTTGGAGGCGTCTATCTCACCCTCCCTGAACATTATCTTTAATTCATCCTCCAGCCTTCGCTTATAATTGAGAATGGATTTAGCCCGCTCAGCTCGAACATCCACCGGTGTAATTCTGGTTCCAAATCCTACGCTGGTTATACCGGAGATGTAGGATGGATTAGCTAGATTTTCCTCTGTGGGGAGTAATCGGCTGATCTTAGAAAACACCGGTAAGGCGTTGGTTAAAAATCGTTTGGCTTGTGGGTTCATCCCTGGCACCGGCTTACCAGTAATGAAACCCTCAACATCCCCTACGCCAATTTGTGACCGTATATCATTCGGAAGGTTCTTGAAAATCAGTGAATAGATCTCTGGCATTGGGACTTTGGCTTCCCGTTTGGCAAAGAATCTATAGAGTTGTTCGGCGGAAGCAATAGCCGGTGAAAGTCCTTGAATGCTCCCAATAAGGCTCTCACCTTCCCTTGGGTTGAAGAACTCCATTCCGAGGTCAGAAATAGGCAAATCAGGACTGGCCAAAACAGGAAGACCACCAAGACGAAAACGGGTAGCAACAGATAGGGGCTTATCTTTTTCATAAAATGGCCTCTGTTCCGCGGGAAGAAGTCTGTTTTGTTCTTCTGGGTTGGCCCCCAAAATATCCTGCACCATGGAGTATTTGCCGGGAGAAGTAACGACATGTTCTAACTGGAGAGGAACATTCTTACGCATCCAGGTATAGAATGGGATAATTCTCCTCATCACCTGAGACTCAAATGGAGTTAGTTCACCATAGTCAAATAGGTATTTCTTAACCCATTGTGCCGCTTTAACCGGTGAGTCCCCCATGTCTAGCCTGTTCAAAAATAGGGCTAGTCTGGCGTTGTTTTCCATCGCCGAACCAACATCCCGCCCAAGTTCAACTGGGGCAAACCGTGGCGAGATTGGATTAACCAATTGCTTAAGCTTGGCCGGACCCTCCAATTCGGGTCGGACCCTGGTAATTTCTCCCATGAAGGCACCCTCAGGCTTATACACCCTGAGTTGGGTTGCCATATCCTTTAACTCTTCGGCTCCCCATTTGCCTATCTTAACAGTTCCCCCATGAAGCACCTGGAATGCATCATCATAATATTTCGGATTGTTTAACCCTCCTAGCCAGGCATTAAAGATATTTCCCATTTCATTTCTGATGTGGAATCCCGGGCTAGTAACGGTGACATTCCCCTTCCAGAAAGTTAGAACCTTGTCATAATATTTGAGGAATCCCCGCATGGTTTCATTGTTTCCAAAGACCTTCTCAATGCGGTTGAGGTCGTCGGCTATTCCACCAGGAACCAAGTAGGCCGGTGCATCCTTGCTTACACCAATGCCCTTCCGGACATCATCAATAGTTAGCTCAGCATAGAAACGAGCTTCCTCGGCTTTAGCCTTGCTGATGACAAATTGTGGATAAAATTTCAGGTTACCCTTGGGCATGTAGATTTTATAGCCCTGTTCCAACAGCGTCTGGAAGTCCGTCATATCCCGCTTGATTACCTGAGTCCCAAATTCGTCAAGAATATTTCCAATAAACTTTTTCTTAGCCAGGGTTACTTCGGCTGCTCTGGCGAATTGCCGGGCTAGGATCTCGGATTCCAGAATGGGCATATAGCCTTTATTGATATCATCCACCAAAGTGGCGGCTGTTCTGTGTTTAGCAAAGAACGGTTTTTCCTCTCCTAGCTTTCCAGAGAACCCCCGAAGAGTGGGCATTTTGGTTCCCTTAAATCCAAGAGGAACATCCGGCTCCAACATGTGGGGAGCGTATAGGGCACGTATGGTATCCTCTTTCAAAATCCCGGCATCGACCAATTTCTCGGCATACCGATCCAGCATTTCGCTAAATGCCGTATGGGCCTTCTTAACCCTGTCCAGGCTGATATTTCCGGGGTTGATCTGCCCACGGATAAAGTCAGCTGTGACCGGATTTGCCCCCTTTAAAACAGGGCCTAAATCCGCCCTATCCAGTAACTCGGGAAACTCTCTAGCAAAAGATACATATTTGATTTCGTCCGGATTTAGCCCCTCAAACATCTGCTTAACCGATTTGTTTACTTTCATCGTGTTATGCAGAATTTCGGCCTTCATCCCCTCCTCCAGCATGTGGTATTCCTGGGGCAGGCCAAATTGGGGAATAAAGCCCTTACCAAGGATACGGCCAAGTTCAGTCTTTCCAAGGGCCGACATTCCTTGCGCCATTTTCTCCTGAAGAGCAGCCCCTCTCCATAGGACCATAGCTTCACCGGGAGCAGTAAAGGGACCCTTGGGCATAAAGGCCAGCATAGCTCTTCCGCCGCCTTTAACATAAGCCCCCGCACCTAGCCAGGTTAATGGATCGGTGACAATATCTAAGCCAATTCCCGCGGCACCAGCAGCGATCATTCGTTGGACCAGTAGTGGATCATCACCGGACACGGACTGAAATTGCGCCGGAGTAGTAACCTTGGCCGGCTCTACCGCCTGTGGCTTAAACCCAAACATTTCATGGGCAGTAAGTGGAGGGGTCGCTGCTTGGGGAGGCGTGAAGGGGAGGGGAACTTCGACGGTCTCCTTACCAGACAACCCCATCCACCGTTGCATCATTGGGCCAAACGTACCTTCGGGAATACCCATAGCCTCACGTACCTTCCGGCCTGGATAATCAATGATACGCATGATCTCTTCAAAGATATTCTCTTCTGCTTCTTTCGGCTTAGGCAGACGATTGGCTTTTCCAAAAGCGGTCACAAGAGATTTTGTCTCCTGAATAGTTCTTTTGGCCCTGCCCGCCGAAACTTCTAGCTCTTGAGTCTTGGGCCCAAAATACGGCGAATTTGGATCCACGCCATATACCCCGCCCAATGGGCTCTCCTCCGCGGCAATACTTGGAGTGCCTTCAAATAGACTTTTGAGCTTATCCTCTGGAAGACCCATATTATTACCCCGGCCCCCGACAACGGATAATTCTTGCTGTGCAATGAGGCGAGCTAAAAATTTAGAGTTTACCCGGAAAAGTCACCCATCCCCGGATTATTTCTATTTCGGGCGAGATTTTGCCCGGCCAGAAATCCAACCTTGGAGATCAGCCTCGGTGTCGGGGAAGTTCCCCAAATATCCGCGATATGCATCGGGAATTACAGTCTTGGCCTGATCAGGCCCCATGGCAAAGGCAGTTTCCATTGCCATTACAGACTGCTGAGCTTTCTGCAGGATATCACCAACGGACTGTGAATAGGCCCGCATAGATCTGGATCGCTGCACGTTCTGCCCCAAGGGAATGTTGAATTTCAGCTTCTTGGTGTCATAGATCGGAAGCCGCTCCTTAAATCCCTGGAGCTGTAACATAGTGTTCATCTTCACATGCAGATTATTGATCTGGGCCACCTTATCCCGTAGGGTCTCCTCGTCCATTAACTGCTGCTCCCGCGCTGCTGGAGACGGCTGCCCAAGAACACCAGAAAGATTCCCGGCTAGCTGGGGAAGCTCAGGAGGAATTGCACCCTGGGTTCCAACACCCGGGGCTCCGCCAGTTAGGGCGGCAAATGGATTAAGCCCGGCTGTCCCAGCACCCTGCATTGCAGGAACACCAAGTAAAGCCTGGAGCTCCATTGGTGAGAGATTCTGGGGACCTCCAGTTAATCTCTGCATCATGTCCTGTTTGTACTGACCGAGAGGACCCTGCTGTTCGGCAATTCCACTAAGGGATTTACCAAGCTCGTCAAAGCCCGTTTTGGTCTGTGCAATTGGGTCTTGAATTGGTATTGCCATACTTACCTCCTGTTAATATCCATAAACTGGGTTCGTGTAGATTTCATCCATACCGGCTTGTGTGGGCGACCCACCTATATTTCCAGTATTACTTCCCCACCCGCCCATAGAGTTCATCAAATCGCTATAGCCCTTATAGGCGTTAAGTCCACCGGATAACCCCTGAAGAGCCGCAGCCACATAATTTGGCGATTGCCCAACCGTTGACATCTGAGTAGATGAAGCCCCACCAGATGTGGCTTGAAGCAGGTTGAGAATATCACTCCACTGTGGTTGCATCATGCCCTGCATCTGCTGAGCCAGGGTCATCTGCTGTGAAACCGGGGCATAGCTAGCTGTAATCGCGGCTAGCAAAGGATTGTATTGAGCCGCCCCATAAGCAGTTCCGGCCATTAGCGGGGCATACTGTCCAGCCTCGGCCTGGCTTCTTGCCAGTTGCATTGATGGGCCCATGGTGGTCATTCCGGGAAGATACGTCCCAAGAGCTTGACCGAGCATACCGGCCCCTAATTGCCGCTCCTGACCGAATAAGGTTCCGGCCAAATTTCCGAGCTGAGTGTTCAACCGATCTGCGGCTAACTGTCTGGCTAGAATTGCCCCTGAACCGGAATACCCGCCCATCTTCATGGCTTCAGCCCCAAGAGCGGGCATGGTCTCTTCCTTAAAGGACTGAATTAGTGGATTAGCCGCTGTCTGATAGGCCGTCAAGAATCCAAGGGGGTTCTGAACTGGATCATATTGCCCGCCAAGAATATTGGCCACATTTCCAATTCCCATGTTAATCAGGGCGTTCTCCCCTTGATCCTGATAGGGGGTATAAGCCGGATAAGCCGAGGACAGAAGCTGCGGAGACCAGAACTGACCCTGTTGGCCCCATAAAGACCCGAGATTATCGGTTGGAAGTTGCGATTGTAAACCACCCACTGTTTCCCAATAACCTGGCTGGGTATTAGCCCATTCCTCAAAAGTAGGAACTGTGGCATTTATGTCTTCCTGCCATCCACCTTCACCAGTGTCGACATATGGCCGCTTCCAAGCATCTTTATAGGACTGGTACTTTCCCTGCATCTCCTGATTGAACATCTCCTGAGTATACAGGTTTGTGGCCGATGGGACATTTCCGGGAGTAGAAGGAGTAGCAGCCCCTCCACCAGACGGTGCAGCAAATGGGTTATAGGTAGTCCCTGATGGAGCCCACCCTCCACCACCAGTAGTCCATCCGCCCCCTCCCGCTGGCATAGTCCCTACCCCCATTTGAACAGGGGCTCCAAACATTTGGCCGATATTAGTCATACCAGCATAGGGTGATGTTTGTCCGGACAGAAAGGAACCAGTGCCACCCATAGCACCCTGCAGGTAATATGGCATCCACTGATTGTAAATGTCGAGTTTACCAGCAGCGGTTT